ACCTATCTAAAGATAAAGTTATTTTTTATAGAATTTTTCTACTGAATCTGCGTAGTTCTTCCAAAAGCTTTTTGCATCTTCAAAAGCATCTGCGTAGAATTTAGTATAATAATTCTTAAAGTCTGAATAGTTTAGCATTGTTATCTCCGTTTGTTATTGCCAACATATAATGTTGCAACCCACGAAGTTCAAGACTACTTGATGTTTAAATGTATTTTAATTGACTCTATAAAGTCTTTAATTGCTAGTTCGTACTTCCAACCTAGAAACACTCCAATTATCAAACCTATTATTAATGTAATCATTTAACCTTATTAAAGTATTCTATACATTCTGCAATAGTTTGTTGTCTGATATATTCATCTCTTATTTCTTGAGATGTTGGTTTTGGGAAAAGAGAATCCCATCTATCTATAATAAACTCACCAGCAGATGTTAAATCATAACTTGCGTCAGGTGCTAAGGATTTCATTACTGTATTGATACCCCAAGAAAAACCATTCTCATTAGTGTATGCTTTTATAGTTTCTTCTATGGATAATTTAGGCATTACTTAAATTGCTTACCTGTTACCCAAGTTACTAATGAATTTCTTTCGCCTTTAGTTACTGGCATAACTTCGTGTAATACATAAGACGGAAACAGTATTAGTGTTCCTTGCGTTTTATCCATAAGAGTTCCTTTATCATCATCATAAAGATAAAGTTCCCCACCTTCATATTCTTCAGGATTTGTTAATTGAATAGATATAGATAGTTTTCTAACTGTAATATTCATTCCTCTATCAACGTGCTTACCATATTTACCAGATGGTGCTTCGTAATTAGTAAATTGGAATCCTTCATTTAAACCAAACAAATCAAATTTAAAAAATCTTTCATTAAGGTTTAATGTGATGTCTGTTACCCTACGAAATACCCAATCTATTTTATCAATAGGATATAACCAAGATATTTTAGAATCTCTTACATCAGATTCGCCTTTTGTAGTTCCTTTAATTAAACCTTTATCTTTTGCTATATTAATGATTGTTTGACATTCTTCTTTTGAAAATGCGTTATTCCAAAATGCGTAAAAATTAGTTTGATCTAATTCAAAATTCCAAGATGAATTTTCAAACTTAGGTTCTTTTATTACTTCTGACATTTCCTTCCTTTTTTTTTAAATTATACTGCTACTATATCCCAAGTCAATGTTGATTCGTTCCAAGAATATTTGTTATCATCTTGTGGTCTAGCTATTGGTGCTTCCCAAAGACAAGTATCTTCGTTTAGTACCCAAGAGTTAAAAGTCTTAGGTGGGATAAAAGCATCTCTATCATCATCATAAGTATAACCTATTCCTGCATGATTTTTTCTAAAAGGTGTTCCATTGTTATTATGAACTCCACCATGAGTATTGTAAGATGTTTGTTTCCAAATAGCCCAACCAGTTAATTTAGTTAGAAAATCAATTCCTATTGATTCTTGTTCAATTCCATTTGAGTCATGTAAAACTTCATTAACTACTGAAAGAACTTGTATTACTTTATTGTTTAATCCTATTTTTGCAAAACTAGCCATTATGCTGTGTAACTCCCTGAACCATTAAATTGTAAAATTTTAAAACTACCATTATCTGTAACTGTTGGAGAACCTGTTACAGTTCCTGAATAACTAACAGTTGGAATACTTAATATAACAACTCCTTTTCCACCGTTAGCACCTCCAGAAGGTTCATCATTACCCCCACCTCCACCACTACCAGTATTAATTGTTCCATTTGTTCTTCCAAGTACATTTAATACTCCACCAAGTCCACCACCACCAGTTCCACCTGTTCCACCTGCCCCAGATCCATTATTACCTCCGCCTCCTCCACCTGCTCTTGTAACAGATGAACCTGTTATTGATGAAGCTGTTCCGTTTCCACCATTACCACCAGTAGTAGATGTATAATTTACACCGACAGCACTAGCACCACCACCACCACCACCATTTCTATAAGTTGATGCATCTGTGCCACCAGTACCACCATTATTTCCTTGACTTGGTGATGTACTTGGAGTGTTACCAGTTCCACCTGTTGATGTATTAGCTGGTGTAGTAAGAGCACCTCCACCTCCTCCTGAACCTCCATTTGCACCATTTTGATTTGGAGAAGTAGCCTGACCACCTCCTCCTCCACCACCTCCAGCAGAAGTTATTGTTGTTAATCCTGAACCTGAAATTGAAGAATCTCCACCACTTGTACCTCTCGTAGAACCAGTTGTACCACCTACTCCACCATCTCCAACTGTTACTGTAATTTCTGTTGCAATAGAAGTTGTTTGAGTTGATGTTCTATATCCTCCAGCCCCTCCTCCACCACCACCGACTCCACAACCACCACCCCCCCCACCAGCTATAACTAAAAAATCTATTGAATATGCAGATGGAGTTAAAGAAACTAATCCTTCATTCACACCAGAAAAAGAAACCCAACCTTGTGTAGAATCTACATAAACTATTGATACACCTTCTCTTTCATTAACTAAAAGTACATTATCTGTTGAACCATTAATTTTATTTCCATTAGGAGAAATTGTTAATTTATTTGTGTCAAATGTTCCTGCGTAATCTATTAGTGCTACTTGATTTCCAGCAGTTGGTGAAGCTGGTAAAGTTACTGTAAAAGCAGATGAAGTTGTATTACAAAAATATCCTTCTCCAGCAACAGCAGTGAAACCAGAAGTTTTAATTGCAGATTGAAAAGCTAAACCAGCAGATGCACTTACAAAAGATAAAACTCCTGAACCATTTGTTTGAAGCACTTGACCAGAAGTTCCATCAGTTGCAGGTAATGTAAAAGTTAAATCTGAACTTACACTAGCTGGTGCTTTTAATGCTACATAATTTGTTCCATTAGCTGTTGTTTCTCTAAAACGAATTTCTTTTTGATTATCTATAATTAAATTTACTGTTGTTGTATTTGCTGAATCTGAAAGTGTTAAAACTGTTCCTGTCGCAGTAGTTGTTAAACCAGTTACCGATACTGTTGAGTCTAACCAGTTTACTGTGTTAGCTGTGTGGTCAATAGTTGCTAAAGATATATCATCTGTTCCGTCAAAATATTTTAATGTAGGTGTAGTTGCAGAAGTTGTGTCTAACCAAAGTTGTCCAGCGACAGCACCACTTGGTCTTGATGTTCCTGAATTTGTTGTTTGAACTGCTGATAGTGCATTGTTAAGATCAGATCTAAAAGAACTGAATCCTTGATTTGCTATATTATAATCGTGTTGTGCCATATTCTATCTAATATCCTTTAGCTAAGTAATCAAAAGTCTTACTAACTCCTGAACCTGCACTATTTTTAAATGCAACATTAAAACCATTAACAGTTTTACTTGAAATTGTAAAGAAATCTCCTGTGTTCAATCCTTGACCAGTAATTCCTACTGCATAATTTGAAGAATAAAAAGGATTTGTAAAAGTTACTGAGTAAGTTCCTGTTCCTGAAACAATATCATTTCCACTAAATATTCTATCTATCATATCAACAGTTACACTTAAAGCTGATACAACTGGAGTAGAAGATAAGTCTTGTGAAGTCATCATAACTCTAAAACGATAATATCTACTTGTGTAATCTCCAATTACGAAGTTTCTATAAGAAGTCCAAGTTACGTTGTCATTAGATAAAGATATTTCTATATGTGCATTACAGTTAGCTGGTGAATCTCCGTCAAAGTTAGAAGCACTATCATCAAAGTTTCCAGTTCTTGAATCAAATAAATCATCTAGGTTGTCAGCAGTCTGAGTAATAAAAGCAGTTATTCTTGAAGTATAGCTTGAACCTAAGTCTATTATGTTCGCAAAATAATAATATCCAAGTGGGTATAAGTCAAAAGTAGTAACACCAGAATCAAAGAATGTTGTAGGTGTATCAAAGTTTCCTGTTGCTGAATCAAATAGTTCTGATGAATCTAATCTAATTGTATTATCTATAACAACTGTTCTATAAGTTGTTCCAGCGAATGTTGGAGATTCTGTTTGAGTAACAATAGCATTAAAGTTTCCTACTGCTGTTAAGTTAGTTGCAATAACAGATTCGTTAGAAGAATAGTTACCATTTTTATCTACTGCTTTAATTAAATAAGAACCTACTCTAGCTGGAACTGTAATTGACGTTGCTGGTCTTGCAACCTTTTCAACTAAAGAAACTGAATCTGCCCAATCAGCACCACTTGTTAATGGAGAATATCTAATTGTATAATGTGCTAAATCTAAATCACCTATTTGTGTCCAAGCTAAATGAGCATCACTTCCAATAATGTTACAAGAAAAATCTTGTACATCTTCTGGTGGTGCTATTCCACCAATAATAGTTCTTGTCGCTGAAGTATAAGTTGAACCAACACCTAGAGTATTAAATGCTCTTACTCTCACATTATAAGTTAATCCATCTACTACGTTTAATATCCTTTGATTTAATCCTTTTCCTTGTCCAGCTATAATGTAATCAGTAGCTGTGCTTAATTTATATTCAACTTGGTAGTAATCTACAAAGCTATCTGGTGATGAACCAATAGCTACGTCTAAAGCAGTTATAACAACTCCATCACTATAAAGAATTAATTGATCGCTTAATGTAACTGAAGCTGGTGCAGATACTGAGAATGGATTTGGTAATACAGTATCAGCTATTGTTGGTACTTGTGATTTTGATTCCCAAGTATAAAAGTTATCCTGATGTTCTTCTAATCCAAGATTTACTGTGCTGTCAGCATTAATAGATAATGACATTACTCTAAATGGTTTTGCACTAAATCCTGCTGTGTCATAAGTTGCTGTAACTATATCGCCTATCGCTAGGTTTAATCCTTCTGAAGTAATAGTTACTTCTGCCTTTAAACAATTTCTTGATCTCTTTAATATGTTCTCGCAAATTTCTTCAGCTTGATAAGGTGATGTAACGTGAATCATATCAAAGCTTCTTTCAAGTAAAGTATCGTTATCAGCAGATAACATTGTTGCAAAACGATCTTCTACTGCTAATGCAGAATCGTCAAAAGGTGGATATGAAACTGTATCTGATTGATAATCTTTAGAAGGATTTGTAAATGTTCCTACAACTCTATTATATTTCTCTGATTTGTTTTCTCCTTGTAATTTAACTTCGCTTACAACATTATCTTTAGTTAATAATAATTGTGATGAACCAGTACCTTCAATAATAACTTTGTATTTACCTTGAGTGTAATTAAATATTGCTCTCATAGGCACTAATAATTCTCTTACGTTATCAATTACTTTTTTCTCACTATCCAATACTGCGTGTGTTTCAAATAAGTTAATATCAGTTCCACTTGTGTAAGGTGTTACTTGTGTTTCGCAGGTATTTGCAGAAGTTTTAAATGAATCGTAATTAGTTTCAAATGCAGAATTTGGTAAACCTTTTCCGTATCTAGCATTTCTTAAGTAGTCTAAAAGAATTAAAGATGAGTTTTTAGAATAAGCCCAAGTAGAAGCTGTATCTTGTCTATGTGAACCAGAACCACCTTTAGTAGAATCTAGTCTTGGGTCGTAAATCTTTTTACCTTTTAATGTAACTCTAATTTCAGGTATTCCACTAAATGCGTCTTGATTCCATTTTAAACGAATGGCTAAATAAGCAAGACCAGATAACTTATGATTAGTAGTCCAGTTAGCTTGTTCTTGTAATAATGAAGATGCAGATTGATTATCTAAACCATAAAATCCTTGAACTGATATTAAGCTTGTTCCATCTTTGTAAAAATTAGTATCTGAACTATTTACTGTTCTTAATGTTCCATCAGTTAATGCACCAGTCCACGTTACTAATTTATCATCAACGTAAATCTCATCTATGCTTTCAATTCCTGCATTACCACCTTCACAAAGAACTCCAGCAATATAAAGGTATTGATTATCAGCACCGGAACTTTCAACATAAACTCTTGTAAGTCCAACTTGTCTTTGACCATACACAACAGGTATTGGATTGTTGTTTGCGTCTTTGTTTACTAAAATACCTTTAACTTCATCATTAGATGATTGTCTTGGTGCTTTAGGTTTTGGTGCAATTAAATAACTTATTGCTGTTGTTATTATGGTTGTTATAATCGCTGTTACTACTGCTTCTGGCATTAGATATGAAATCCTCTTTTGTATTTTTCTGATGCTCTATAAATGTGATTATCTTCTGACATTCTAATCCATTTAACACATTCATTAACTTCAAGTTTAGGTTTAAAGTATTCTTTAACCCAACTCATTATTTCTTTAGCATGACTCTTTGCAACAAAAGACATAACCCAAATATTCTTTCCACTATTCCATTCATTGTCTTTTAATCTTCCACTAACTTTATATCTTTGTTGAACTATATCATTCATGTAAGCCCAACTTGTAAATCCTACATCTTCTTTTCCAACTCTATGTATTTGGTATTGATCTAAGTTAAGTGGTGGTAAAACCATTCCTGCTATTTGTGCGTAAGTATATTTATCGTATCTTGGCATCTGTCTAAATATATGTATTGCTCTATCTAAATCACTCATTAAGCTACTCCCCATTTAATCTTCTGTGCTGTTTGACTTGCAAATTCCATTCCTTTATCTGTTGAGAATAATAATTTTTGAGAGTTTTCAGATGTTCTTCTTCCTTGAACCTTTTCAAAGTCTGCCCAATGTGAAGCTATAATAATATTGATTGATGAAGTAGTTGCATTTTCTTCTAATGAGAAGTTAGCTATTCTTCCTTCAAATAATAAAAATGGGTCAGCTATTAAAGTACCAGTATCGTCTAGGAAACCTCTATAAAGATTTGCAGGTTTGTTCATGTAATCATTGTTTAATAAAAGACTAATGATTGTTGTATCTGCACCTGAAAATTTAAGTGTAAGATTGTTTACAGATACGTCAGCAGTTTCTTGTACTTCTGAACTGCCTAAGAATAATGATGAAGAAGTATATGTGTTACCATTAAAAGTTAAATTAGAAAAATGATCTGTGTAATATGTTCCTGTGCTAATACCTAAGTAAATAAGTTCTACTGGATTAAGTTTGTTTGTAGCTAATTCTGCTATGACTCCAGAAGTTAATGATCTTGTCATTATAGTACCTCTATAAGATCAACTTCGTATTGGAAATAATTTTCTGTGCTTATATTAAACTCTTGAATATCTCCAGTTAATCCAACTGTAAAATCTACATTAGAATAAATTATAACTGCATTGTCAGATACAGCAGTTCTTAATGGTGGTTCAAATGTTAATGTTCCTTGACCAGAACCATTAGATGATACATCTGCCATAACCATATAAACTTTAGTTTGACCAGTAAATCTAAAATAATCTCCAGCTTTAAATACTCCTGATGTACTATTAGCCATACCATCTATTGAACAAGTTGTAGCACCTGCACTAATCGCACCATTAACTGATATAACTCCTGAAGCAACTCCTAATGGAGAAGATATAGTTGGTGGAGAATAAGTAAAAGATTCAAACTGTGATCTTTGTTTTAATACAAAAGCATTAATTGGTGCAAACTCAGTTCTAGTCATTATAGGAAATCTAATTCTTAATCTAAATTTCTGTGCATCTATTTGTCTTGCTTGTCGTCTGCCAGAAGCTGTTGTTGTAACAATAGTGTTTTGATTAGTAGATATTGCTATATCTCTTGGTGCTGGACTTGAGGGGAATGTTCCACTCATACTACGTTTGATCTACCTTTCGCATTAGCACCTTGATTAACTAAGTTAATTATAGTTGCTCTGTTATCTATTAATAATTCTTTTATACCTCTAACATCATTAGCTTGAATGTTAAATGTTATATTACTTCCACCACCTAAATCTTGATTAGGAACAATACTTCCATTTGAAGAAGGAACAAATACTTCTCTACCACGTTCTCCTACTGTGATTGGCATACCACCTCTTACAGAACCACCCTCTGCAAAAGAACCATCAGTACCTGTTAATGTTGTATTTATTCCAGCACTATCAAATGTAGAACCACCAAAGAAACTAGCACCTATTTTTAATAAAGAACCAAATAAACCACTTCCACCACCACCCATAGATTGTTGTTGTGCAAGTAAAGCATTTTGTTTTACAATTTCTGCTGTTTGTAATTTTTGAATAGATAATTTAATTCCTTCTCTAATTATTATTTCAATTTGTGAAGCCAATATTCTTACTAAGGCATTTTGAACAGCAGACTTTAAAGCTTCTCCTAAAGACTTTCCAAGAATAATAGATTCAGCAATACCTTTTGAAAAATCTGTTATGCCTTTATTAAGAGTATCTACTACTATGTCAGATGTTTTTTTAAGCTGATCTAAAGATTCTGTATTAACTCTACTAAACTTTTCTATAATTTGATCTAATAAACTTATTTGTTTTTCTAAACCACTATTAGTATTATTAATTAGATCATTCTTTAATTGATTTTTTTCATTAATGGATTGTGTCTTTATGTCTATTTCATTTAAGAACTCTTTTATAATTCCGTAAGCACCTGATTGTTTGTCAATTTCTTTTGTACTTTCTTCAAGCAATCCATAAAAATTAAAAAACTTTTCATTACTAAAATTTTCTATAAACTTTTTTTGTGCAGTTAATAAAGAACCAACTGCTAAAGCTATTAATTTTCCACCAGTGCCTAATAATAAAAATCCTATAACTCCTAGTTCTCTAACACCACTTGGTAAAGAATCTAATATTTTTAATAGTCCTTCAATTCCACTTGCTACAAACTGAAATATAGGAGTAATAGCATCTATAACTAAACCAGTTCCTAATAACAAACCTTTTATTGCTTTAGTTAAAGCTTCTCCAAATGATGTGGCAAACTTTTGTAATGTTGCACTATTTTTATCTAGGTTATCATTAACAACAGCTAATCCTGAACTTATAAAATTAAAAAAACCACCTTTGTTAATATCATTTTGAAATTTAACAAATGAGTTAGTAATCTTAGTTAATGTTCCTTGAAATGTATTTGATAAAACATTAGAAGCTTGTGAAAATCTACCACCACTTCCAAATACTCTAGTAAATGCTTCTTCAGTAGCAAATGCACTTACCTCAGCACCATTTTGAAATCCTAATAAACTTGCAATACCTTTGTCTTGGAATAATCTTGCTGAGTTAATTCCTTTAGTAAAAGCTTTTGATATTTGTTCAGCAGATGTTTGAAAATCTAATCCAGTTATTGCAGATACGTTACCAACTATTTGTAAGTTTCTTGCTAATGCTTCTGTGTCTTTTGAAACTACTGCTAAATTACCAGCAGAAGAAATAATGTCTTGAAAAGCAAATGGAGATTTACTTGCAAAAGAATTTAGTGTTTTAAATGCTTCAGAACCTTTTTCTACTGAACCAAATAAGAAGGATAGTTTGTTTTCTGTTAATTCAGCTTCACTTCCTACTTTAGTTAATCCTCTTAAAGCTACCCCACCCCCTAAACCTATTAAAGCATTTCTTAAATTGAATATTGAGTTTTTTACACCAGTAAATGCTTTTGAAGCATTATCTATGACATTAAGTTTTATGTTTAGTTGCTGATCTGCCATTATAAAGTTTTTCTTTTTCTGCCTTCACTTTAAAGTAAGCTATCCAATAATAAAATTCATCTTGTGTCATAAGACAAATTTCTTCCATACTTTTGTTTAATTCCTGACCAAGAGCAAGTATAGAAAATAACTCTGTATCAGTTCTTACTTTTTTTCAGCTTCCTCGTAAGAAACACCATTCAACATTTCTGTTGATACTCTAGCTATAACATTTGCATCAGCATTATTCAATAATGTTAGCTTGTCATCTAGCTTAAATATTTTATTTCCTTCTGAGTCTTTTGCTTTTAAAACGATAGCATCTACTAATACTCCTAGATCATCATTCTTAGCACCTTTAAATAGGTTTCTCTTTTCACCAAGTGTAAATGGTGAGCAGTATATTACTAAAGGTTTGCCTTCCTCGCCCCATTCAGCAACCTCAATCTTTTTAATTCCTAAAGATTCAAATTGTGCCTTCACTCTATCTATTACGTTCATGTTCTTCCTTTTCTAATTAATTAACTTGCTGTTGATAATGATAATGCACCAGTACCAGTATATGTTAGTTCTGCTTCTACTAATCCATCAAAAGATGCAG